GGAGTTTTTGTTGCGGCAACATTGGTTGTTGGCCTGAAACTGTTCAGGATGTGGAACAGTGCCAGGTTGGCAAAACTCTCCCCAAACGCTTTGACCCCTGGAGATATGGAATCACAACCGTCTTGGTTTGGATTTATGATGGAGAAAATGTCGATGAAAGTTGATACTTCTCCTAACATGGTTCACTCCAGACCTGATGATCTCGTGCTCGCCTTTCAAAAGAACAATTTGTTCTGGGCACACTATGAGAGATCCGATGGTTCCTCTTCAGGCACAAATGTGTTTTTCCCTCGCAAAAGCGTAGCATGGATACCTCGTCACGTCTTCCATCCTAAAGGTGATTTGAAGCAACCACCTGTGGATTACATTGATGTGACCGTCCACCGTCATGATCGTGCTGGAGGCAAGTTTACATTTCGATGTGAACTAAGTTCCTCATCACAGCATGAAACATGTGACCTGGTATGTGTCTATGTTCCCAATTGCCCTGATTTGAAGAGTCGTATAGATTGGCTCCCTAAATCTTGCCCTTATGGTTCAAGTATGTGCAAATTTCTAGCACGAACGAAAGATGATTTTCTTGTTGATCGTACGTGTGTGACTTACTGCATTGCTGGACATTCGGGCCTGCAATTTATGGGAGGAGAATACAACTCTAAAAATGTCCAAAATGGGTCGTGTATGGGATTGCTGATTTCTGATACCAAAACACCTTGTATAGTTGGATTTCACATAGCTGGTGAAAAAGGAACTGACTATGGTGTGATGCAAACAGTGACACAGGCAGACGCCCACCGGATGATTGAGAAATTGTCCCAACAACCTGGTGTCCTCCTATCAGCAAACGCGACGGATCTTCCAAAGGAACAATATGGGCGATCTTTGATTGTTTCTGAAGACATCCATCCCCATTGTATGGCAGCCCGTCTAGACTCCTCTGCTTATGTAGATGTTTTAGGTGCGACTAAGTTAAGGACTCAGCAGAAGAGTCAAGTAGAGAAGTCGTATCTTTCAGATACTGTGGCAGAGGTAACTGGAATCGCCAACAAGTGGGGTCCCCCCAAGCTTCAACCGAACTGGAAAGGGTTTAATGCCACTCTTGAACACATTGTGCATCCAGCAGATATGTTTACACCAAGTGCACTCGAGAGAGCGAGACAAGATTGGCTAAAACCCTTAGTTCCAGCTATGAAGGAACACGCAAGAAAAGAAGATTTTCGTCCCCTTAAGGAGATCGAAATGGTGCTTGGTGTTCCTGGGAAACGCTTCCTTGATGCCATCCCAATGCAGACAGGAATGGGTTTTCCCGTTTTCGGCAAAAAGAGTAAATTCTTTGAAGAAATCCGAGATGGAGAGAAACTGCTGAACCGAATTCCAAACGCAGAAGTCAAAGCAGAAATGCAACGACTGATGGACTGTTGGAAAAGAGGTGAACGCGGTTATCCCGTTACAAGCGCAACTTTGAAGGACGAGCCCACTCCTCTTGAAAAAGAGAAGGTACGCGTCTTTCAGGCTGTAGCCGTAGCTTTCGGACTTTGGATTAGGAAATACTTCCTACCTATTGCAAGGTTCTTATCATTGCATCCCGAGTTATCAGAAAGTGCTGTTGGAGTGAACGCATTTTCTAATCAGTGGGAAGAACTGATGAACCATGCCAACAAATACGCCGAAGACAACCAAGTAATCGCTTGGGATTATTCTAAATACGACGTGAGAATGAACTCTCAGATGACACGAGCTGTGTTAAAATCATTTATTGATCTTGCACGCATTGGAGGTTATGATGAGGAGAGTTTGTATATCATGGAGATGATGGTTGCTGATTTGGTACATCCCCTGATCGATTACAACGGGGTCATGATGATGGCTTTTAATATGAACACTTCTGGAAACAACATTACTGTTAACATTAACAGCACTGCAGGTTCACTCTATGTTCGTCTTGGATTTTTTGATGTATATCCTGACGAAAAAGATTTCCGCTCCTGTGTTGCTGCAATGACCTACGGTGATGACTTTAAAGGAAGTGTGCACAAAGACTATCGAGGGTTCAATTTTGGATCGTACAAGAAATTTCTTGCAGCCCATAACATGAAGATTACTTTACCTGATAAGAGTGAGGATCAAAGTGATTTTCTTTGTGATGAGGATGCAGATTTTCTCAAGCGTCATTCCAACTTTATTCCTGAAATTGGATGCAGTATTGGCAAATTGGACGAAATGTCCATTTTTAAGTCCCTTCACTGCAATCTAAAATCGAAGTCGGCGTCGCCTGTAGAAGTAGCTGTGAGTTGTATTGAGTCTGCCATGCATGAATGGTTTGCTCATGGAAGAGATGTTTACAACACACGCCAACAACAAATCCTACAGGTTTGTGAAAAGCTCAACCTACCCGTCCCAGCCGCAAAGACCACGTTTGATGAAAGAGTGGAACACTGGCAACAAAAGTACACTGGACAGTCCTAAGTCCAGTGCCAACTCAAGTCCTGATAGTTATCTAGATGTGCTATGAGATCAGGCAAAGAAAGTATAGGTTAGCCCCTGTACGTGTAGTTTGCGCATGCTGCACACCCTTAACTTTCCTTTCTTTAATTGGCGTAAGGTTACTCCGCGAAGTCTTAGAGTACCACTTTTAAGTAGTGTGGTGGACACTTTCTTTCCACAAGGGTTGGATGACCCGAACATTGACTGGCTTGGTTTGGCTAGTCTCGGCTCACTGTATGTGATCTTAGCTTTGATAGAAGATCGCAACGCAGTAAGAGTCGCTACGAAAACCGATTTGGAGCCCCACTCCTCCGAGGGTCAATCTGACACCCGGCAAGTGGAGATAGGTTTGAATGAATCATCATCCCAGAATGTGACATTTGTTGACACACATCCTGGCTACACCCTATCAGAAAAGAGCACTTATGATCCCTTGCGAGACCATCCTCTTGAGGATGATGCTACTCTACAAGAGTTCTTTAGTCGCCCTATTTTGATTGATACTCAAACCTGGACGAGCGCAGCTGCTCCCGGTGGACTTTTATCTGCCTCGTTCAACCCCTGGTCACTATACTTTGAAGACAAACGTGTTGTAAACCGCATCAGCAATTATCGACTTTTGAGATCCAAATTACATCTCAAATTTACAATTTCTGGTAATGGTTTCTTCTACGGAAGGATTCTGTGTGATTACCACCCACTCAACGCTCTTGATGATTTAACAACCGTTCGGGACTATACTGATGCTGATTTCGTTACAGCAACACAACGTCCCCACGTGATGTTAGATCCTACAAATTCTCAAGGCGCAGAAATGGTTTTACCATTTTTCTGGTATAAGAATTTGTTGGATATCACAACAGATGAGTGGGATCAAATGGGAACAATCCATATGGAGAGCTTGGTTCCTCTTAAACATGCATTAGGTAGTTTTGGTGAAGATATTACTATCAACACTTTTGCATGGGCAGAGGATGTCAAGTTTGCCGTACCCACTTCCCAAGAGCCCGGATCACTCACACCTCAGTCTGATGAGTATGGTAAGGGTCCAATCTCTAAGGTTGCAGCAACAGTGGCAAATGTTGCAAGCTCATTGTCCTCTATTCCTATATTGAGGCCATTTGCGCGATCTACAGAGATTGGGGCAAGCGCTGTTGGAGCGCTGGCAACATTGTTTGGGTATTCTAGACCCATAATGTTGCAGTCACAACAACATCGGCCAAACACAAAGGCCAATCTTGCTGTGACTAACATTGAAGATGATGCGGTTAAGCTAACTGTTGATGCCAAACAAGAGTTAACGCTTGACCCAAGGACTGCCGGATTAGACGGCATTGATGAGTTGGGTATCAACTACATTGCTGGAAGAGAGTCTTTCTTAACTCAATTTCAGTGGAGTGTTGGTACACCTGGAGAAACTATTTTGTGGAATGCTATAGTAGATCCAGGTTTGTTTAGAGTCAATTCTAGTGAGTATCATCTTCCCGCATGTGCTTATGCTTGTTTGCCATTTAAGTACTGGCGAGGATCTATGAGGTACAGATTTCAAGTTGTATGTAGTAAGTTCCACAAGGGACGCTTGAAAATTGTATATGATCCTGTCGGCACAGTGGCCACAGCAGAGTACAACACAGCATATACTACAGTTATTGACATTGGCGATACGACAGACTTTACTATTGATGTTGGTTGGGGACAACCTACAACATATAGACCCAGTTTGCCCATC